ACACGACTTCATCCTCCGTTCAGAGTGATGAGGGACGCCACATGTCGCTTTCATCTTTGATTAGCGAGCGTTCTGCTTCCGAATCTTTGCCCAAAACTCCTGAATCTATTGTTCCATCGTCGGCCACTGGCACTTATACGATGCGAAATCAAGATCAGTTTGTATTAAGCGAGACCGGGAACGGGTCTAACCTCAAAATCGAAGGACCTTTGGTAGGTATAGGTTCCTCCCTCTCTGATTGTTCATCAGAAGAGTTAAACAACCTTTCACTTGCTCTTGACTGCCTCCTCGACTACTGTGTACTTTTTGGATTCTCATCCAAGGAGTTTGACAATAATCGCACTCTCTTACATTGGCAACGATGTACCATGGAGTGTGGATTTGTTAAGTTCTTCAAGTATAAGTTGTCCGCCTTTATGTCTCATTTCTTAGAGAATGATCTTCCTAAGTGCCCCTTTACGGAGCCAGATCATCCTTCTGTCCTTGCCGGTGGCTCTCTTTATCGCTTCATTAAGTCGATAATGAGGAGTCCTCTTCGCTTACAATTTGCCGTGGGCATATTGTATTTAAAGAAGGGTTTACCGCGACCTGGTCTGCTTGCTGTAAAGCAAGCTAAGAAAGATACATTAAAGGTGCTTACCACTAAACAGGATCTTCCTTCTTCTTCTCTCTTTTCACGAGAAATCGTAAAACAAGAGTTGAGAAGGACCGTACGAGAAATATTCCAGGGTCGTGTTATCACAGACTCTGAAATGTATCATCCCTATGCTCCATCCATAAAAGCCAACTATGTCGATTCTCGTTCGAGATTCGGCACGCTTGGTACTCTTTTTGAGATGGGAATCATTGAGGATAAGTACGAGAAAGTAGGTCTCTTATCTCCTCACTATATTGGTGACGATTTAAGAAATCTTTATTCTGACTGCTTAGTAAAGGAAGAGACACCCGAGAGTATCTCTGACGAAACTATTGACAATTATCACCTGAACCCGAGAATTCGGACTAGGGTGGAACAGATTTATGAGAAAGTCTATTCAGATTGTCGTACAATTGCTGCGCAGGAAGTTGCGAATGTGAAACTTGTAGGCCTCTCTGAGGCCCTCAAGGTTAGGGTCATTTCCAAGGGACCCCCTCTCACTTACTTCGTCCTGAAGCCGGTACAGAAATTCCTTCACGGTATAATGCGAAAGCAGAGGATCTTCCAATATATTGGAAAACCCGTCTCTTGCGAGACTTTAAATTCTACTTTCAAAGGTACCTCCGGAGAGTTTCATTCGCTCGATTACCAATCGGCGACTGATCTCTTGGACCCGGAGATATCTAATTATGTCGTAGAGTGTATTTGTGATACTGTAGGGATCCCAGATGATGTTCGAACCTTATTCGTTAAGGCCCTTACGGGTCATCTGGTTGAGTCTGTTCCCCAGAAATGGGGGCAGCTCATGGGGTCGGTTGTTAGTTTTATTGTTCTCTGCATCGTTAATTGCTCTGTGATTCGTCAATCTTATGAAAAGTCGACAGATTCCTCTGTTTCTCTTTCAGAGATTCCTGCCGTTGTTAACGGCGACGATGGGCTCGTTCGAGCCCCATTCAGCTTCGCAGCCATCTGGACGGATTTATCCGCCTCAGTTGGGCTGAAACCATCTGTTGGTAAGACTTACGTAAGTAAGTCTTATGCCAACATCAATTCAACTAGTTTTCTGTATAATCAGAAAACTGAGAGTTTTGAACTAATTCCATACGTCAATATGGGGTTAGTGATGGGGAAGACTAGAAGTTCTCAGTTGCGGACTCGCGATGTAGTCTACAATACTATCGATCAACTATCTATTGGTTCTCGACATCATACGCTTATCGAGTCATCTCCCCCTCATCTTCGGATGAAGGTTCATGAACTCTTTATTCGTAAGAATAGAGAATTATTGGATAGTCTCCATATCCCGTGGTACATTCCAGAAGAGTTGGGTGGTGTGGGTCTCAAGCCCTTCTACACCTACTCCTTCGGCGATGACCTCGAAGATACTGTCAAATCATACTCCCGCACTTCCTGGGGCCACGTTTGTGGTCCGAGTAATTGCGATGTAATGATTGCTTTGTCCTTGAAGGATCGTATGCATAAGGCGTTTGTGTGTAAAAAGGTTCCTACACTACAGCCTATTCTGGCACGTTCCATCTGGCAAAAAGCCTTTCCTGATTTTAAGGGGAAGTCTGCAATTGAAGTTAGTGAATCTGATCTGTCTTTCCTGGACATGTCAGTTTACTATCTTGTTCCGTCACTGGTTATGACTGGGTCTACGCTCGAAGATAGTCTCCGGGTGTACCAGCATAACGTGAGAAGTTGGACCTATCTCTCAAAGAGTCTAGGAGAGGTCTCCCGTAAGGGCGATCTAATCTTAGATGATTGGGACTAGGCGGATATTCCTAAACTATAGGGCGTAAAGCCCCTACGACGAGAGCGTCGTTCTGCCTCTGGATCACCAGGGCTAGGAAACTAT